TGGGGGTCAGCGTACATATGGAATCTCCTGATCCATTAAAAGGACCACTATTTAACACTAGTGGGTGTGGGCGCTTCACAGCGATCACAATCTCGAGAGCCCAAGAGCTCCCAAGATGCCCGCCTGACGGGGTGATAAATCCCCAATGGTCGGGCCAAAGCCAAAGATGGAACCATATACCCTACTTTTAAGGGTACCGGTTCGCGTGACAGTACAAGTGATTGGACCACAAGTAGTTGGCGTTTTGTACACGTATTCCGTGAATACAGAACGGTCGTCGTATTCTTGACTACGCATTACATATACGTAGTCCCAAATAAGACAGTCAGCTATTCCTCCTGAGATGGCGGCAAAGAAGTCGCCAAATTCGAAGAAATAGTCTAACAACCAACTCCATGGTACCAAATCGAACACATGTTCCGGAGTGACTGATAAGTCTGAGTGCAACTTGCGTCTCAGCTTATTAAATCCCTCTGGCGTGCGGATCATGGATTCAGGAAGCCAATATTTTGACTTCCCCACGGCCCACACTCGGGTACTAATCCGATATGTGTTTTTGGTGAAAGCCTTACCACCCCCGATAGCAGTGTTTGTTGAATAACACTGAGTCACGTGGGTGGGTAGCATATCACCATTGTACGCCGTAGTAAATGTACTTGACCAGCCGTTCGAGTAGTTCTCGCTCGGCAGAGGTGTCAAATTACATCTACGACGTACCCACTTGCCATTGTCCTTAACTAATTGCTGCGCTCTTTTCGTAGCGTCGTGATAGGCATCCCACCAATTCCGCAAATCTGCGAGAATAGGCAGCCATCCAAACTGGAGGGCGAGGTGTGTCCTAGCGACGGTTCCGATCTTCCGGCCATGACTACGGCGAATTCTTGCGATTTCGTCGTAATACCTTTTCTTGAAGTTCCAAACATCAAGTTTAAGGTCCGGAAGGCCAGCAAGTAGCTCCCCTAAAGACACAAACGGACTAAAATCAGGTCTGTCAGGCCTGAGCTTTGCCATTGCTTGTGCACCGTATGAAAATGCCTTTGCCTGGATTGAATCTGCGTCATCATTGTACATTTCCATGTACGAGAAGTCGTAGATCCAAGCCTTATTGCAAAAGTAAGTACCAGTATATGCGCGTCCGTATCCACCCCGAAAGGTGGTACTTGGCGTACTACTGGTATCAGTACGGAACTTTAGGGAATAGAACCCGCCACCGGTACGGTACTTACCGTCCCGGTCGCGTCTATTGCCATGTGAGAATTTAATTCCCTTTACTCTCTCGGTAGGACCCCACTGCTCCCTATCTTTTGGGTAGCCGGCAATCCACCGAGAGTAGTAATCGCCCATTTTCCTTGATTTATCCTTCAAGGTAGCGAGCGGCATGACCATAGATACTTCCTTTGGCTTTTGGAGGGTCCAACTTCGACATGGTGTTAACCAAGATTCTGCAAGTCGGACACCCATTGACGGGTGGGGGCCGCGAGGC